AGCTGTTCCTCCTTGCTTAATCACCAAGTCTAACGCAAAGTCGGAGCCTTGATCGATTATTAAGTTATATGTGCCCGCACTCATGTATTTTCTCCATTTTGAAATTATATCTCAAAGGACCTGTTTAGTCAAGTTTTATTTTTAGGGTGGTTATTATGTAAACGGAGGACCGCTATACCACTGTACTAACATGTTTTTTTTCCTTTTATTTTTACGATAAATATCCTATTCTAACTCTTTCTGCAGAACCGTCCCTAATGATTATCCGTGAGTTTCCGCTATTAACATCCATATATATTCCCGCTGAACCTGCTGCAGGATTTGAAATTGCAAGTTGTGATGCTCCAATTGCGTTGGCTGCTATGACTTCTGCTCTGAAAAAATCTGATACTAAAACCCAGGCGCTACTTTCATATTTCCAAGCTGCTTGATTTGGGGTAGTTGCACTATTTTCTACAATAGCTATATTTTTATCAGCTGGACTTGCAATTTCTGAGCTTGAAGGTGCTCCAAGATTTGCGCCAGCCACATTAGTTGCAGTAGTATTTCCGGTTCTTTTCAAGAAAAAGAAACCTGGACCTCCTGGAGTTCCATCCGTTCTTTGTGCAACAATTATAGGACCAGTCCAAGCAGCATCTTGTGGACTAGCCCCATCAGAAGTAAAAGTTCTAGTAAATGCATAAACTTTTTGATCATTTGCACTAATAGTGGGCTGAGAAGTACTCCATCCAGCTTCTAATCCGTTTGTAGGACTTGCAAAAGTTTGGCTAGCTGCACTAAATCCTGAGGCAAACCCAAGTGTAGTATCATCAATTCTAAATACAGATACAGTTTTTACACTTTGCCCCTCTACTCCTTTTTCAGATTTAGTTAGAGTTTGAGTAGTAGTGATTGTTTTTCCAGCAACCCCTGCTTGTTTATAGTGAGCGGTCCAAGTGATTACTTCTTCAGGATCTGTATTTGCGGTTCCAGTATGATTCCCAATAGTAACTACATTACTGCTTACTCCTGTTGGTGTGCCGATTGTAAGGTCGCTACTTCCGCCTGTTACAGTAGGATTACCAAGATACCACTGTTTATTTTGTAACGCATCTTTTTGTGCTTGTGTTAGATTATCATAATTATGAGCTCCAGTTCCTCCAACATAAGTATATACAACGCCTCCGACAACTAGTTCAAGAGTTGTTCCATCTATACTTATACCGGTTGCAAGACCGCCATTAGGAACTGCATAAGTATGTGCATGATTTGAATTTACAAAAGCTACTCCTCCTGCTCCTGTTTTCACTCCTACAAAAGCAATAGAGTCTGTCGCCTCTATTGAAGCAGGAGCGTCTCCCGAACTATAACTGCCAGGTTTTTCTCCTACTTCTACCTTTAGAACTTTTGGCCAATTTGCTTTATTATAGCTAGCAGGAATACTTGGAGCTGAGCCGCCAGGAGCATTGTATGTAAATGTAGCAGCTTGAGTCCCTGTTGTATCTGTCCACGCACCCGCAGATCCACCATCAAAAGTAAATCGATACAAAGGATCTGTAAAGTTATTTGCTGTTGCAGTAACTACAATATTACTACTTCCACTACTGGTGTAAGATGGACTATCTCCTTCCTCATCATAGATTATTGAGTAGTCATCAGAAACTAATTGTACTGTTTTTCCATCAAGACCTATAGACCCGTCTTTTGCTTTTATAATTCTAAAAGTTTTTGTCTTTGCAAAAGTTTGATCCGCAGATTCCCGAACTTGAACGGTGAACTCTAAAGCAGCCCCGCTATTGTAAGCGATACTCGCACTTCCATCATGTATTTGTTTAGTTAGCGTTTGTCCACTTACTCCAGTTGTACTAAACCCTCCATCAGCACTTGTACTTACACCCGAGAAGCCTCCTCCAGTTACTTGAAACTCAGGAGCATCATAAGCCAGTGCAGTAGCGGTAAGAGTAATAGTAGCATTATTTTGTAGTGCTCCTGCAGAGTTATAATTTAGAGCCACAACATTTGCATCAACTATGAGTGCTCGTAGCCCTGTGAGTGTCATATCAGTTATAAGACGAAGTGGAGTATGAGTATACGTACTTCCAGATCGATCAATCTTAGCAATTACCGCATCGTTCTTAGGGTCTGTTCGCAAACCGTTTCGTGCTATTGCTTTAGCTTCATCTACGCTTGTGAGATCTCCGCCTGTAGTGTTTAGTTTAACATCTGTAAATAATACATCATCACTTTCAATAAATGCAACTCTGCCTGCAAAGTAAGTATTAGCTGCGGTTTTTACTCGAATAATATCGCCTATTTCGAATCGAGAGGTAAAAGCAGTTGTTCCTTCTGACTTCTCAACCTTATTACTACGCTTGTGTAACTTAACTCTTGCATCTGCATTATTTGTACAGTCTGTCCATACATTTTCACTGTTCGTGATAAATTGATCATACTCTTGCCAAAATGTAAGGCTTGTGTTCTCAAAATTTAGTTTTGTATGAGTTGCTAATTTAAGATAGTCTGAGGTTGAATCCGCATCAAAATAAATAAACGCGGTAGCAATACCACTCCCAGAAGCCATTGAAGTAAGAAGCTGAGAGGATGTTGCTGCTGTCCCTTGATTTGCATTGTTAACTTTTGTATTTGGCGCACCGTGGGATTGAATTGCCCAGTCTGCTTCAGTGCCTACACCACCAAATTTCCTAAACGAAAAACTAGTACCACTTTCCGAAAACTTTACATTTGCTCTAATTCCTTCAGGTATTCCTTCCGCAGTACGAGAGCAAGAATGAGCAAACTTATCATTGACATTTATAGATTGCCATTTAATTCTTGATTTTTTCCCAAACTGAGTAAGAGTTTGTACCCCAAAACTATATATTCCATTTGGAACTCCTGTGAGTCTTGCTACTTGTTTCTCGGGGTCATTTACTTCTATTAAATCAGTACCATCAGGAAGTCTTGGCTCAATATAAACATTAAAGCCCCTGACGTTGTCAAATAAAGTTCCGTCTTCATTACGAGGAGCTTCCCATTGTATTGATAATTCCTCTAACTCTGATCTAAAGTCAGGAGTTTGAAGAATATATACGGACTCAGGAGGAGGTGTAAAATCTACTTCAGGCGGTCTTACTGGGTCTTGAGCTACAATAGAAAAATCTTTGTCAACTGCATCAAACTTAGCATTATAAAATTCTACAGCACTAATTTGAAAAACGTCATCGCTTTCTTCTTTTATACCTAAAATTTTATATTCTTTATAAGAAGGAGTTGTTCTTGCTCCTTTAAATTCTTCCTTTATTGCCCATACGGTGCTGGCAGGGATAGACCCCGAAAAAGCACTACCAATAGCTACTTGAGTAACCCCATTTACAACAGAAACATTCGAGGAAGTAAAAGATTTGGTTTCTACATGGGTAGAGTTACGAAACTCTAAAAATACATCATTCCCTGCATTATCTTGTACATTTGTTATATTTTTTCGGATTTGATCATCAGAGTCATTAGCTCCAATTAATTGGGTAGAGGTACCTGCAATTTTAGCATAAATAACTTCATCCCCTTGATTATAGGTATATGTAGTCCCACTATGAGTTACTTGAATTGATTCATTTTGACTTAGAACAATAGTTCTCTTTGTAGTTAGTAGAGATAAAGTATAAGCATAGTCTGAGCCAGATCCAAATGCAAAGGACTCTGTCTCTCCTCCATCAACCCTTGGTAAAGCAGATACAGTAGTTACATCTCTATCTAAAGAAATTGCAGAGTTTGATGCTGCTGTAATTCTTCCGCTAAAAGCGATTCCTGTATCACTTTCATTTTGTACATTTATAATGTCCCCTGGGCTTAAAAAAGAAGCATTTATAGAAGTTTTAAAACTAATAAGTTCTGTTTGATTTACAGAAGTCCATGCCTTCCATCTCCCAAATCTAATAGCTTGCCCTTCGGAAGTACAACCAAATGCAGTAGCTTTCATAGGAACGACGTGTCCTACTTTAAGTATGTTCTCTCTATCCTCTATAACTAGAGGCTCTGGCTTATACGCGGCAGCAGGATTATTCCATATAACGGTATATTGATTAGATCTGGTTCTTCCTGCAGATGTTTGAGTCGATATACTATCCTCAATAATATTTGCCTCAGAGAAGTTGTAAATAGGAGTAGCAGGAGCATCATGAACAGTATATATTTCCCCGTCTAGCCAATATAAAATGCCTCTAAATATGGTTGCCATATCTTTAAGAACTTTATAAGCTGCGGTAGCTTTTGTTAAGTAAAGATTAGCCGTAAATCTTGGTTCTGTACCTCCATTTGCTGCAGGCACTAGTTCGTCGCAATATTTTGCAATTTTATATAGCTGAAACTTATTTATTTCGCTAGCTCGTAAATAATTACCTAAACCGTATCTATTGTTTACAAGTATATCATAAAATATCCATGCAGGATTATCAGTATAGTATTTATCTTTCACAAGATTGCTTGCATTAGTTGTAGTTCCTTCATCGCTAAACTCACCGTTCCATATACCTGTATAGGTTGCAACCCCTGTTGCTGAAAGATGCCTAGGAACATAGTTAGAAGGCACTTGTACTCGTAGACCTCTCACTAAATAAGCTCTCTTAGGAGGATTAGGAAAACTTTTTGAGCTAAAGTTTACAGAAGCTACTGCTGAATGAGGGTAAGAAAGCTTTTCATTTATTGTACAAATGATTTGAGCTATATTTACAGAATTTATAACTACAGCTAAATCATTCGAAGGAGTTGGGCCACGTACTAAGTAGTTCCCCTGTTGTATAGTATCAACTAGAGAAGTCATACTTTGACCGTCTGGGGTTAAACGAGTAATACGAAGTCTCAAGTCTCTTAGAGTTAGGTGCGTTTGAATAGGAATGGTACAAGTATATGCAACAGCAGTTTTCTTTACACCAAATTTTTTCCAGTATGAAAAAGTTCCACCGTCTAATTCTTCCCAATCTGTAGGGTTTGCTCCTCCAGTCTGTGACCCTTCCACCTTAATGTTAAATGCTGCTCCATCTGCTTTATCCTGCCCTTCATTATTCGTAGAAAAATGACCGCCACGAAACTCGAACTGAATTTTTATTTCGTCTATTTCATTTATTTGAGCACCAGATATTGTGTTACTAAGAACTATGGTTTTTTGTACCATCCCTGCAGAAATACCAGAAGTTATGTCGGAGTCAGAAGGGTAGTTTGCACCCACACTCGTAGGGTACGGATTTGTAGTGTCAAATACTTCTACATCGTTCGCACTTAGAGTTAGAGGAAAGCTTGAGACTCCCTCTCCTGAAAGCTGATATAAAGGTTGTTGGTGGAGTTCCCCCACACGAAACTCTAGAGAAGAGCCTGGGTACTTCTTATTTTTGTCAGGACTATTTACAGATACTTCTGTTGTTGAAGCAGTATTCTGTTCATCGCTAAGAGAAAACTTTTTAACTGAAATTGTAAGTGAGTTACTTTGAGAAGGGATATAAATGCTTTTCTTTCCTGTGCTAGAGTCTGCTTTTATTTCTGCCTTAAAAATTCTATCTATAGAAATGTCCGCATAAACTTCATTAGAGCCAGCTTCAAAAATATCATTTTCTACTAAGTTTACATTAAACGTAAAAAGTTTAAGTCTTGCTCTTTTTGCTGTACCAACGCTATCCACGCTTGAAAAGTTGCTTCCATATAGCTCAACTATACAGCCTTCTACTTCGGCTCCGCTATCTGTTCGTACTCTTACATTGCATTTCAAATTTTGGTTATTATTTATCTGATGGTTTGTAGGAGATTTTTGAGACTGTCCAAAAAAGTCGACTTCTTGATCCGAGTCATTTACTGCTGTAACAAGCATATCAGACCACTCACCAGATCTAAAAGCCTCTCCTGACCGGTTGTCTTCATTATAAACAAAGGCTTTTTCTATTTTTACCCTGCTTGTCGCTACTGAGTGAACTCTTAACCAACGATATGCTTGTCGTGTAAAAGTTTCATCTAAGTTATCAAAAAATGCTGCCGTACCTCCTTTGTCAGTATGAGTACAAGTAACAGGATCGCCATTACTGGAAGCTGCTGGAATATTAATAAGAGCAGGCTCACCGTAGCTTTCCGTGGGAAGGGGAGCTTGTACAAAAGGACTATGAAAGATGGATCTTGTCTTGTCTTCTAAAGGATCGCCTTCTAAATATACCGAACCCTCTCCATGAACAAGACCTTCTATTGGCCCTTCAGAGATTAGATCAGTTATAGTAACTTCTTGAATGTCAGAGCCGAGGAGACCCCGATCCTGCATCATATTCTCCTGTGAGGAGGAGGCTTGTTGAATCTGTTCTGTAGTCACGAATCCCATAATTAGCCTCCTGCGGCTTCAGAGGGCTTTCGAATAATATTACCCCTTTCATCGGGGACACTTGCATACGTTCCTCTAGAGTTTTGTACGGATTCTTCGGTTGTTCCTTTATTTACTAGATCAAAAGTAATTGGTTGACCAGGCACTCTCAACTCTCCATATAATATAGGTACCGGAAAGCCTTCAACAGCAGTTTGTTCTGCCCCTTGAAAAAGGTATCCGTTTGTGTTTTCTGCATTATTATCGGTATCTGGGTCAGGCATCATCATTTCTGCAATTCCCATGGCTGCCATACTTAATCCCGCTACAATCGCAGCTTTTGCTAACCAGGCTGGCATACTCCAAGGAGCTAAAATCCCGATGACTATCATAACTATACCCAGGAGTACTTTTCCTAAACCCTTTGAACCAATAGGAACAGGAGTAATAATTATATCACCTTTATCCAAGGGCAAAAGAAGTTCCTTATCATCTGTAACATACTCATTTGCAATTTTTACCGTAAATCCTATGTTTCTATCTCCTGAATCAACGAAGTATTTTTTTACCCCTTCAAAGTTTGCGTCAAGAAACTGCATAACCTCAGCTACACTCTCTGCACAGACATCAAACACCTGTCCGTACTTATTACCTAGTTCTCCTCCTAAATATACTTTACGCAACATAACGATAAGCTCCTTCTAAATATTGATACCAAAAAGGGTATAAACTTTCTCTGCACGACAGTCTATTAACTGCATGATGATAAAAAATATCATTTCCAATATAAACTCCGCAATGGTTATTTACAATTTCTTGTACTCTAAAAATGAGCACATCATTTTCCTGTATCTTGTCTAAGTCTACAGGCTGTCCTCCCCAACTTTTAATTACTTCTGAGGAGAAATAATCTAGTCCTTTATCATACCAGCCATCTTCGAAAAGAGCCCGAGGAGGAATGGTTATATTTTTTGTTATGAGATAGTCCCTCATAGCTTCAAAACAATCAACAGTACCAAATTTATATTCTCTTCCATAAAGATCTGTGTAATTATTTTCTGGTTGTAAAACTTTTAGTTCCATTTCTGGGTAACTAAAAATGTAATAAGGTATTCCTAAAACATTACATTGTTGTATGTCTGTCTCTCCCGGCTCAGGAGATGCGTCTATATGGTTATGAACTATACCTATTATATCGCTTGTTAACATTATTTTTATGTACTCATCTGAGTCCATAACAAAATCATCATTATTATTTGCAATATTCTTAACAGGGAACCATTGTTTTTTACCTTTTACAACTGCAAGAACACCACACCCCTCTCTTGGGTATTCTTTTTTAAAATGCTGCTCTATTTCTTCATACAACTGCATTATCTAAACTTTCTACTTCCTGGAAAGCCTCCAAAAGGAAGCGGCCTAGTAGTAGTAACATCAACACTTGGAATTGTATTCTGACGAAGACCAGCATTTTCTTTTCTTTTAAACTGGTATCTTTGTCTACATGATTTTAAAGATTTTCCGCATATATCGGCCCTAGCCCATTGACTTGTCGTATTGGAGGGAGTAATTGCAGTGCTTGTAATAATAGATCTAAATACAGTAGTGGTATCTTGAAAAGTAAAGGTTGTATCATTTTTTTGTAGTGCGTTTGAAACAGGATGAACCACATAATCATTTCTTTTTGAATCTGTTGCATTAACTGAATAAGTTTCCCCAGATACCCAAGGTTCGTATACTCTGATCTGCCTCCAGTTTGCATTTGAAGCAGAAGGGACGCTAGTATTCGATGCGATTACGGACTGCCAATAGGTATAGCCACTTCCTCCATCTGATAATGCTACGAGTTCATCTTTTGCGAATGTTGAACTTGTATTTCCTGGATGCAGCATTCCTGACTGTATATTTGCTGGGCTACTTGGATTATGAATTAAGTATTTCCAGAGGATTGGCTCATCATCAGTAGTAAAGTATACATGGTAGTCGTACACAGTAATTGCAAGAGCTAAATTACTGATAAAAAGATTATCAAAGTTTCTACTGACTTCTACACCACTATTTGCTTTCCATGTGCACGCACCTACAGGGGTACTAAAAGTTCTGCCTTGGTAAGCCCAAGGGCAATACTTTCCTATAACTTGTCTTGCGGGCAGGGTTACTCTTTCCAAATCAAAAGGGTTAGCTAACTCAAAAGTTACAATATCTGCGCTTTTTTGTTTTATTCTTTCAAATATATGAACTCTTTTTGGGTATTCAACTACTGCGCGAGTGCTTACATTTGAAGTATCTATATTTAAGTATTTTTTTAGAGTTGATCGTTTTGTTATTCGTTTTCCAATTAAATCTTGGAGTTTAAAATCTGCAATGCCATCTGTGCCCCCGTCATTTGCATTTTGAAATATTGAGGATTTTCTTAAAATTGAATCAACATTTGCAATAGTCAGAGTAGGACGATTCTGAACTCCGTCAGTATTTATCGAAAGATCACTTAATTGCATAGGTAAAGCATAATAAGTATTTCCATCGAAAACAATAGGAGAGTAGTCTATTGGAGAAATACCAGGGCCTGTTACCTCATAACCTACGGATAAATCCGTTGTGTTATTTAAAGTAATTGTATTATTGGTGTTATTACTCCCCGCTACTGTTTTTGTGACTGTTACAGCACTACCATCCTGTGAATTCGTTCCTGTAAATGTTAATGTAGTTCCTGATCCTACACTTGTAAGAGCATTTACAGTAATAGTAGAGCCATCTATTTTCGCTACACGAATAGTATCATCTAGCCCAGGGTGTATGTATAGTGTTGTTGTAGAGTCAAACTCTACTTCAAACAGTTCTACTAAAGGACTTTCTATCTCTAAAGATTGTACGTCCTGTACTAATAAATTAGGATTTTTGCTCATACTCCATAAACTCTTCTAAAAGTTGCAGTTACATCATAATGATTTGCATTTCCGTATTTGATAGAATACTTTTCGCATACTACTTTTATAGTAGATACAGGATTACCAGCACTATCATTTGTGGTGCTATTTGAATCTGGTATTGTAAAAGAAAAACTTGTTATTCCTGCTTTATTATCAAAAAATTTAATAATATCATCAGCAGTAGATTTTTCTCTGTTTTTAAATCTTAGGGCATAGCTTTCTTCAATATTATTTATTCCTGTTCGCCCTCTTTGTTCATACCCATGTCCAAATTTTACTCTTCTAACCTTTGGGGTAGCTGATCTTTGTAGATCATTATCAGGACGGATAGTAGCTGTAGTTATATTTGTACCAGAAATTTCAAACCCGATATCTGCCATTACGCTGCTCCATACGGACTAAGAATACCGCCTGCCCGTTTTTGATTCATTAATTCTTCTTGAACTAGCTCTGCAAGCCTTTCCCCGAAGGCCGCCGTGTCTCTGGAATTAGTTTCTGTTTCTGTGGAAGCCTGCCCGTCACTAGTCATGTTTACTGTTACAGATACATTATTAGTCTCTCCCAGTCCTCCTCGTCCTCGGGGCATAGTTACTGGAATTGATTTTCCGTCAGGTAAAGGAACTACTGCTTCGGTACCATGTAACAGTGTAGGGTACCCTGCTTGAGAACCGCGTGCAATTCCACCAGTCGCATAACCTCTTGGAGGATATAGCCCCGAACGGGCCCCTCCACCGCCAAAAAACCCAAGTATTTTTGAAAAGAATCCTCCTCCCCCCGAGGTCGCCTGTACAGCAGTATTCGCGACAAGGGCAGCAGTATTTGCACTAGTGGAGAGATTATTTATTCTATCTAGGATAAACTCTTTTACTTTTGATACCTTCTCCCAAATAAACCTAGCTTGTTGGATAAGCGTAAGTGCTGCCATTACTTTTTGAAGTTTTTGTCCTGCTTTGCTATTTCCAAGCAAAGCCGTTGCTGCGAATCCGAGCTGCACGACATTCTTTGCAGTTTCGCTTGTTAATTTATCCATAATACTTGAGTTTTCTTTGGTTGCTTCTGCCTGTTCGTCTTTTCCTTTACCTTTTTTATCCTGCCCATGAAAGCCGCCTAAAGCACCCTGCATTGTTCCGTCAAGAACTCCTGCCATGGAGTTTGGGTCCCCGCCTAGCTTAGCTACAGTAGTATCGTCAAGAGCAACAGTTGCTGCTGCTGATATAGTACCGGCCGTTCCTTCCCCTGTGCCGTCAGCAGCATAAGAGGATGCAAGTGTTCCTGGGTTAGCCATGGCACTTCTTATTTGATCTGGAGTAAGTGCACCAGGAGGTCCGTCCGTAGTAGAATCAAGTGGAGTACCATCTAGTGTAGTATCTTTAGGAAAAGTACCTCTTATAGTTTCAGCAAATCTAGTACCAAAATCATCAAGCACTACTCTAAATTTTTCTGCGCCTTCGGTGTGTGCTGTTTTTAGTTCGTGAGAACCTAGAAGATGACCCTCTGCTATGGCTTTGGCTTGTTTTTGTTCGTCTGTCTCCATGCCGAATAAACCCATAAAATCTTTTGTGAGGTCTTTTGCCAACGCATCTATCATAGAATCAACTACGCCTTTTCCTATTCCTAAAAGGGCATCCTTGAGACTGCTTTCTTCGCCTTTTAATAGTTTAGATATAGCGCCTTGCATTCCAGTTTCAAAAGCTTGCTTTCCTGCAGTCATTATTTGAAACACAGTTTCTTCTTGCTCTCTAAGAAGTTCGTTCTGCCTTACTAACGAGTCTACTTGAAGACGCATTTGGTCTACTTTCTCTACGTTCGTATCCTTAGATATTTTCTCCGCGTTCTCTATTAGAACGTTTAGTTTCTGTATTTCTCGTGTATTATCAAGTCTTTTCTTCGCTAGTGCTAGTTGTTCTTTTTGTAGTGTTGTAGCACCTTGAAGAGCTGCATTAAATACCGTCTGATCTACAATCTTTAAATTTTGAATTCGTGCTTCCGCATCTGCTATTTTATCTAAAATCTTTAAGCGGGCGTCTAGTAATTTTATCTCTTCCTTTGCTTGCTTTTCTGCTGCGGGATCTTGAGCTTTCTTTATTAGATTATTTAAAGATGTTATTTGGTCGTTAGTAAGTTTTTGTAGTGAAGATACAGAGGTAGAATATTGAGTAATCCCATTAACTGCTTGTTGAAACTGTTTCTCCAACTCTTTTTGTTGTGTTTTAAGGTGCTGTGCTAATCTTCCTGCTTCTTCGAACTTTTTGCCAAGAGTATCTATATCATCAATTTGTTTTTGTGTGGGGGCCTTGCCCTTCTCCGCAGCTTCTCGAACTGCATTAAGACCATCTAAATACTGCTGTTGCATCGGAGATCGCTTATCAAGACTTTCAAGATAACCTGTTACTGCTGTTGTATTTGCAAGAACTGCTGCAGCCACCTTTTGCTCGGCTATCTGGGCACCTTCTAAGTCGCCTTCATAACTTTGGTATTCGGCCTCTAACTCTCTTAAGTTTGCTAACTGCTTTTCTTGGGCCTCACTAAATGCATCTCTATCTACTCCTTGGAAGAAGTTAGCGCCAATATTTAAAGCATCCTCGACTCCTCTTCCGATAAATGTGACACCTGAATCAAATCTTTTTGAGCCTCGTTTTTCGGCTTTTTCCAGTTTTACAATCTCTTTTGCTCTTTCAGCTGCTTGTTCAGCTAATTTACCTTGCGCTATCTGAGCGGAGGTAGTACCATCTTCAAAATCACGCAATGCTTGTACAGCAGCTGTTATACTTCCTGTTACATTTGAAAAAAAGTTTCCTTGTGCTATTATGGCGTCAAAGGCGGTACCCCCACTTCTTGCTATTTCTTTCTGAACTTTAGCGAACTCGCTGTACTCGCTATTGACAGTTACTAAGTTTTCTGCAATATCTTCAAAATTTTGCGCTAAGTTTTTAAGACCTTCGTTTTCTTTGAAGAATCCTAACATTTTTGCAAACTCCATGCCTAACTCACCGGCAAGAACTAAGATACCTATCCAGCCTGCTGCTCGAAATATCTTATCTACTCCTGAGCTGAACTTTGCTGCTGCTCCTTTCATAGTCGCCATAGTGGCAGCCCATTCTACTTTCATCTTTTTCATTGAAAGACTAGCACCTGCTGTCATTCTTCTAAAATTCATTCCTACTCTTTCTGTAAAAGTATTGTGACCACGTTGCATACCCTTTAATGTAGCAATATAGTCTTTTGCCTGCCGTTTATTCATACTTTTTATTGCGCCGTTTCCTGCTTCTGCATGGCGTAACATTTGAGCTATACGTCTTTTATCTTTCTTTAGAGTCGCTTCATTTCCTGTTTGAAGCATATCGAGGCCGGTTCCTTTTTTAGCTTTTCCTGCGGCTTTGGCGGCTCCTCTACCTCCTAAACTTCTCTCTAATTTTTCCTGTTGATTTTCTAGGTCTTTTATATCTTGTTGGGCTGCCTTATATGCTTTTCCTGCTTCGTCTGCGGACTCTCTTGATTTTTCTGCCCAATTATCTAGTCCTGGAATAATTGCTTTTACTATAGGAACGGCTAATAATGCGAGAGCAGCACCTAATCCCAATATATTTTCTGTTAAAAACTTTGCAGTAGGTTCTGCTATTGCTGCTGTAAAAGCCTTAATACCTTTCATTACTCTATCAAATTCAATTCCTAATCTAGACACAGCATTAACTTGTACATCCGTAGCTTTTGCTACCTTACCATACTTAGTTTCTAACTGATCTTGAACTTCTGCAAATACAGCTTGTTTCTTTTCAAAGTTTGTTAAATCTTTTGCTGATTTATTTAATTTAGCCGCATAGTTTTCTTGTGCATCAGCAAGCCGTAGTGTAATACCTAATTCGTCTAAGAGTTCTGGTTCAGCTTTTGTTACACCACGTACCAAACGATTGAAAGAATCTGTTACATCTCTTCCAAGTATTTTTGATAAGTTTCCTGCGCCTGCAGCTAGCTCTTCTATTTGTCCAGAACCTAAACCTGAAGCAATACCTATAGAAGCAGCTTCACTTGCTGCTTGGAACTCTAGCATCATTCCTGACGCTTCTTGAATATTCTTTGTGAGGGACTGCATTCCTACACCCGTCGCGGCTGTAAAAGCAACTTGTGAGTCTTGCATTACACGAAAATCAGCGGCCTGCTTCAAGAACTGAAAGGCTGCGGTGATGGCGAAAACGTTGGAAGCAAGAATTGCGTAGGCAGGAACAAGAGTACCTGTCATTCCTTGTGCCATCTTTGAAAAGTTTTTAGTGCCATTTGCAGACTGTTGAGACAGACCTTTTAAATTTCTATCCGCATCTCTGGCAGATTTTCCTGCTTTTGCCTGCCCTTTCCCAACATCATCAAGAGCAAGACCTAGTTTTTTGGCACTAACAGCCACTCTCTGCATGGACCCGCCATCAGAGGTTTGAATATCAATAAATACTGTATCTTTTTTTGCCATTAACCCTTCACATTATGAGTGTAGTTCTTACCACTCGCTTGCTGACGTTTTCTTTCGTCTGCTTTTCTTTTTCTTTCCTGTTCTTCTGCACGATCCTTTATGATTAGTCCTTCGTACATTTTCATAAAGTATAAAACTATTTTTGGTTGATCTACTTCAAATAATCTAAATAAAGTGTCTATATGACTCCAGTCTTTTCCCATGTAGGAACCAGAGTTACCCTCCCACACATCAGATAGATACCCAAATACGAAAAATGCCACTTGAACTTCTGCAGGAAATGCAGACGCTTCGAGTGGCATTCTTTCGGGATCTGGCTCTTCGCCTAACTGTTCGCAGATAAGTAAATACTTTTCAACATCAATAGCTGTTTTTTCTTTTACATATCTTTCAAGTAGGGACTGTACTCGCTCTACTTGTTCCCAGTAAAATTTTCTAAATCACCTACTGTTTCCGTAACCCATGTATCAAAATCTGCAGCGTTTTTCATAAGCAACTCTGCATTGTCTTTTGTCCACGGTAACTCATCGTCAGGCTCAAAGGAAGAAACATCAACCAAAAGAAGCTCTTCTAGGTAACGATATTTTAGCCCTTTCCAGCCTTTAATTACTGCTTTACAATACTCAATTAGGAATTTATCTTCGTCCAGTTCTTCTTCTAGCTGACGAGTTTTTTTGTTCCACTTATTAGTTAAGCATCTTTTACGTAGCTTAACTAACTCCTCTCTTGCTAGATAACACAGATCAACTGTCATTCCTGAGAATCCAGGAAAGTCACAAGATACTGTCTTACTTGGAGTCATAAGACTCGCTAA